GATAGAGTAATGGCTTCACTCAAAGCATACAAGACCTCTAACATCAATCTATCTAACTCGACATTCGTATCGTTTATCAAGACACTATTCTATGATGATCCTTCAAGTCTGCCTCGTGATACGCTAGAATTTATTATTCAGTTTGGGAAAGACTTTCGTGGCTCTCAAGAAGATATGAACAATCTCTATGATCTTCAGACAATTATTGGTAGTGGTATCAAGGGTGGTATGAGCAAGGCTGAGGCTCGTAAGGTAGCTAAGACAACTCACGGTGACGTGATAGAGGTGATGTGTCGTATCTTTGATACACACTATAAGCGAAATAAAGCAGAGATAGATGCTCGGATGCTGAAGATGATTGGGTTCGATGGTGATGATGACTTCTACGCAGCGGTGGGTGTACCAGGTAAGATGGGTGTTATATCATCTCGCGCGAGTGTAGAACTCAAGAAACTTATGATAGAGATACACAAGGGCTTTGACTTATCTATGAAAAGGAACGGTCAAACAAGCAACGCTCTTGTTGAGTTTCTATCGCCCGATGGCACGAAGCTAGTATCTGCGTCAGTGACATTCGCTGATACGGGTGGTAAGTATCCATCAGGAAAAACAAACTTCTGGTTCAACTATAAAGAATTTGTAAATAAAATTGACGATAGGGGTTGACAAGACTGTTTAGTTATGCTACAATATACTTGAAAGTGAGATGATATGAAACAGATGAATGAGAAAGTGATTCTAACAGACTGTGACGGAGTTCTCTTCGATTGGGCGTTTGCCTTCCATGAGTGGATGAGAAAGCACGGTTACGAGCGAGAGTCCTTCGGTCAATATGACATGGCTGAGTCTTACGGCGTGTCAAAGAAATACATCAAGAAATTAATCAAGATGTTCAATGAAAGTGCCTCGATAGGTAAACTACCACCTCACGCTGACGCTATCAAATATGTCAAGAAACTTCATGAAGAACACGGGTTTGTGTTTCATGCGATTACTTCGTTGAGTGATGATCACTCTGCTCAAGAGTTGCGGACTAAGCAACTCAAGGCTATGTTTGGCGAGACTGTGTTTGTTGAGTTCAAGTATCTTGACACTGGTGCTGACAAAGACGAAGCGCTTGCTGAGTATAAAGACTCATACTGTGCTTGGATTGAGGATAAGAAAGAAAACTGTGACCTCGGTATTGAGTTAGGTCTGAACTCTTTTCTCATGGCTCATGATCATAACGATGAGTATGAGGGTGAAGGTATTCGGGTCCAGAACTGGAAAGAAATCTATGAAGAATTGGCACTATAATAACTTTTATATAAATATAGAGTAATGAGAAGACAAGGATATATTTATGCCGACTTACACTTTTCGAAATGTTGATACAGGTGAAGAGACTGAGAAACTTCTCACACTATCTGAGCGAGAAACGTTCTTAGAACAAAATCCCAACATGAAACAATGCCTTAGTGTCGTGTCTTTTGGCGACTCGGTAAGACTTGGCATTACAAGAACAGATAATAACTTCAACGATGTTTTGAAGAATATCAAGTCACATCATAGGGGATCTAACATAGAAACAAGATAAGGTGATAATAAAATGCCTGCCCAAAACAAGCGTATGACTAAAAAACAAAAACGAGTTTTGAAACAAGACGGGATCATAGAACTAGGAACGAAACTAACATCTAGATTCAATCTAAAGAGTGGCATAACTCCTATGACTGAGAACCAAAAACTAGCTTTTGATTCTTGGGATGAGGGATACAATCTTATGTTACATGGGATAGCGGGAACGGGTAAAACGTTTCTGGGGTTATACTTCGCTCTCTCGCAGGTAATGAATAGACGATCACTATATGAGAGAGTTTATATAGTGCGATCAACTGTCCCGACAAGGGATCAAGGATTCCTCCCAGGATCCCAGAGACAAAAAGAAGCAGTATATGAAGCTGCGTATGTTGAGATTGCGGCCGAACTATTTGATAGAGGTGACGCTTATAACATACTGAGACAGAAAGACCTTGTGAGGTTTACGTCTACGTCATTTCTTCGTGGCACTACGTTTCGAGACTGTGTGGTATTAGTTGATGAAGTTCAGAACATGGCTGATCAAGAACTTCATACGGTGATGACACGCATAGGGGAAAACAGTAAGATTATTTTTTGCGGTGACGTGAATCAAGATGACCTAACAAGCGAAAGGAAGCGTGAGATGTCAGGTCTAAGAAACTTTATGAAGGTGATAGGAAACATGGATGAGTTTGACTTCGTTGAGTTTCAAGCCAGCGACATTGTTCGTTCAGAACTAGTAAAATCTTATATCATAGAGAGAGACAGACTAGGGCTATAGGGGGTGAACCTTGATAAAGAGAATCAAGACTCGAGGAGGCGATGAGTATGACGCTTTATCGCCTACTCGTAAATATCACATTTGGGGTAAGGGACAACTCAGAAGAATCAAGCGTGGCTATAACAAACGACTGCGTAAAGCCTTGAAACTGAAAGTTCGTGGAGATGACGATCTATAGAAAGGAATATATTATGTTTACCCATATAGAAGAAACTCAGGTATTACCTGAACTAGAGTGCGAGACTTTATCAACTGGTAGAACTTATAAGACACCTGAGGGTGAGAAGTACCCTTCAATAACTACAGTTCTTGGTCTTGAAAGCATTGCTGGAATAATAGCATGGCGTAAGAGGGTTGGTGAGGAAGAAGCCAATAAGATAAGCACTCAAGCAGCGACAAGGGGTACTGCGGTTCACCAACTGGCTGAAGACTATCTGAATAACAGCGCAACGTGGAGTAAGGGCGCTATGCCTTCGAATCTATTTGCGTTCAATCAGATCAAGCCTATACTGGATAAACGAGTCGATAACATCTGGGCCCAAGAGGTACCGCTGTATAGTGATAAGTTTCGCATAGCGGGACGTGTTGACTGTATCGCCGAGTTTGATAACGAACTCACTATCATCGACTTCAAGACATCTCGTAAGCCAAAGAAAGAGGAGTGGATCACTAACTACTTCACGCAAGCGTCATTCTATGCCGCAGCTTTTTTTGAGAGGACAGGTCTTGCTATCAAGAAGTTTGCTATCATAGTAGCAGTAGACGGAAGTGAGCCTCAGGTCTTTACTGGTCTTACACATAACTACCTAGAAAACTTGTTTCGAGTAAGAGAAAATTATCTTCGAATAAAGGGTATATAATCCAAACTTTCCTCTTGACAGATCCCTTTACTCATGCTATAGTATAAGAGTAGATCGAATCAATTAGGAGAGAATGTTATGACGAAAGAATACACCCACTTAGATGAGTTATTCTCAGACCCATTACTTCAAATAGGAGACTATACTATGACTACTCAGAACACACAAGACGATACTAAAATGTATACTGTTGAAGCATCATTCGATCCACTTGGTGGGTTGAATAAACAGAAGTGGGTTGGTCTATCTTATGACCAAGCGAAGTCTGTTCGTAAGAAATTTGACAAAGAGTGTTGGGGATATGTTCATATGTATTCTGATTGCTCTATAGCCTCTTGACAAACTAATTCATACCTGCTATGATATAAAAGTAGAACGAATCATGGAGTATAGAATGTCTAATTGTAAAAATACATCTGAAGAGCAAGGGGTGGTAGCTAGTAGCTTCTCATCGCTTCTCCCGATGTGTCAATATCAAACATATAATGACTATTGTGTATCTCGGACGAAGATCGGTCTTGGTGTAGCACCGATGAGTCTTTTTGTTCATGTGAAAGAGGGAAATGATGAAGTATAAAGTTGTAGCGGCTATTGATAGCTTGGATCCTAATCCAGAAGTTTTGATCTTTGATGATCACTATGAGGCTTCTGACTTTATCTATGAGGAGGTTCACAGGCGGGTCTTGTATCAAGTTGAACATTCGCCATACTCACTCACTGATGAGGAACTGGATCATATGCGTGAGCAAGAAATGTGTCTGTTCACGTTTTCCGAAATTGATGAGGATTAGCACTTGACATCCTAACGAATCTATGCTAGTATAGTCTTATATAATAGAGAAAGAGAGTTATTATGAAAATTACAGTCAACCATGCGAAGTTTGATTCTCAGTCAGGTAAGGTGTTAGGTTATACACCAGTAGCAGAGGTAAATGTTCCTGAAGAGATTTCTTTATCTGGCACTATAGATGATTGTCTAGAGTATGCTTGGCGTTATACAAATAATGTTGATGGCTCTTGGTCATTGAAGATCGGTAGCGATGCTAACGATAACGTTACAGTGCTTGAAGAACTCCCAGTCTCTAAACGAACAGGTCTGCCAATGGGCTTACGCAGTTCAATGACAGGAGATCGTCTTGATATAAATGGCACTGAATACAAGGTCGCTATGGTCGGGTTCACTAAAGTTCAAAAAGTTGAAATGGAGTTACATGATGGTTGATATGGCTCGTGATATTGAGGTTCTTGAGAATCTTATAATTGCTATGAATGAAGGTGCGTCTGATGAGAAGTATTCAGCGCTCTGTGCGGTCGAACGGCTTCTCTCAGAGAAAAAGAATCGTCTTCATAATTTTGAATTGGAAGCGGTCGAATAAGATGTTTACAAATGAAATAGAATTTGACCACACTGTCACAACAATCCTTGATGAGGACGATGATTACACAGATGTTGAGATGGTGATAGATGATGCTGGCGTATTCTTTCGCCAGTATCCAGAAAATGAAGAGTCGCCACCAGATGTGATCTGTATGAGCCACAGAATGTTCAGCGATATTCTGACCGCACTCCAATCTACTGAAGGCGCTTATATCGTGGACTATGATAAATAGTATTGACAACATATTCTTTATATGTTATGATGCTACGAATCAAGTGAGGTTGTTATGAATATTTTTATATTAGACGAGTCACCAGTGTTATCGGCACAATTGCAATGCGATAAGCATATTGTTAAAATGTTATTGGAGAGCGCCCAGATGCTTTCAACTGCGCACCGTATGTTGGATGGTGTTGAGAGTAAACGCCCATCCAAGTCGGGCAAGCGTATGGTGCCCTACTACACTCACTCTGACGGGTATCTAGAAGGTGCTTTATACAAGGCTGTTCACTTCCATCACCCATGCACTGTATGGACTATGGAGACGCATGGTAACTATGTTTGGCACTACACGCACTTTGTAGCCCTTTGTGATGAGTATAAGTATCGCTACGGCAAGAAGCATCTAACAGACACTAAGCTAGGTCAGACTCTTTGTGTGTCTCCTACTAATATTCCTGCTGGCCCTCTCACTAAGCAACCACTCGCAATGAAAGCTAATCCTGAGTGTATGTCAGACGATGTGGTTCAATCGTATCGTGCTTTTTATCAGACAAAGCAAGCACGGTTCAATATGGTATGGACTAAGCGTCCCGTGCCAGAGTGGTTTCAAATTGCTGCTTGATAGTCTGAGAAACATAGGTCGCAATGCTGAGAGTGATGAGTGCTATACGCCATCGGGTCAAGTAGCACCACTACTCAAGTATCTCGACAAAGATAAGACATATTACGAAGCAACGAGCGGCAAGAGTTCAAACATCCTAAAGGGGTTTAGATCACACGATTACTCTATCGTAAGTTCTAATGAGAAAGACTTTTTCGATTGTAGCGCTGATGATGTCTTCGATGGTATTGTTACAAATCCACCATATTCTATCAAAGATAAGTTTATAGAGCATTGCTACTCACTCGGTAAACCATTTGCTTTATTGCTACCTGTCGCATCTTTTCAAGGGAAGAAGCGTGGTGGTATGTTTATGATGAATGGTATGTCTGCTATCGTGTATAACAACAGAATAGATTTCACTGGCAAGGGTAGCCCTCACTTCGGAGTGGCTTGGTTTGTTCATGGCTTTATTGAGCCGAATCGTATATATTGGGAGGACAACTAATGTTGTTAGAAGAAGGACCTGACGTAGAGATAATACAGAAGTATCAAGGGTATCTATTGATTGATACTGTATATGAGGATAGCGAAGGATGGGATCATCATGATTATTACATCGGTTGCTATAGTCAAGGACCTAATAAGAACCGTGGGTATGTTCGAACTAAGTGGAAGATTGGATCGACATTTACAAAAGACATAATAGCGATATTCAAGGATGAGGTAGAAAAAAGGATATTATTTTAATATACCTCTTGACAAGCCCATTCATATATGCTATTGTATAAGAGTAGATCGAATCACAATAACTAATAAGGACAATTCATATGTTGAGATTTTTGGGACTTATTTTCCTATTGATTATAATATATTCCCTTGTAATGGGTACGGGTATCGCAATTACATTTTGGGGATTGATGACCGCAGGAGGCGCAGGCTGTTGCTAAATATCGTAAAAGATGAGTTCACAGGAACTTACAAGCAAGGATCATTGATTGATATCAATGCTACTACTATAAGTAATATTCTAGGGTTCGAGGGCGATTGCTTAGACGATTGTGACAAGGTCACAAACTCGTGGCAGTTCACCGTGAATGGCGAGAAGTGCGCCATCTGGGACTATAAAGGCTCACAGAATATCGCTGGTTTATTCTCTACTTATGGACCATCGAATGTTTTTGAAGAATTATTTCCAGCCCACTACTGATTAGGGGTTGACTTTTGTTGTGAAAACAACTATAATGTAAGAGTAAATAGAATCGCTGTTAGGAGAAAAAATGGCACATGAGTTAGAAATGGTAGACGGAAAGGCCCAAATGGCTTACACCGTCGATGGTGGAGTTCCTTGGCATGGGCTGGGTGTTCCGCTAGAGAAGGGCGCATCACCTACTGAGATGATGGTCGCTGCTGGACTTGACTGGGAAGTTGAAGAGCATGAAGCGTTTATTCGTTACAATGGCGATAACATCTCTACTGGTCAGAAGTCTCTTGTTCGCAAGACAGATGGTCGTGTTCTTACGAATGTTGGAAAGAACTGGCACCCAGTTCAAAACAGCGAAGCCTTCGACTTCTTTGCTGAGTTTTGTGATCGTGGTCAGATGGAAATGCATACCGCTGGTTCGTTGAAAGAAGGCGAAATAATCTGGGCGCTTGCTAAAGTTGACGACGACTTCGAACTCTTTGGTGGTGACAAGGTTGAGTCTTATATGCTCTTCTCTAACCCACACCAGTATGGCAAGTCAATCGACATTCGCTTTACACCAATTCGTGTTGTGTGTAACAATACATTATCTATGTCTCTCAAGCTGAAAGCACAGAACGCCGTGAAGGTGAATCACCGTTCAGAGTTCAATGCTGATCGTGTCAAAGAGATGATGGGTGTAGCACACTTCAAGATGAGCCAGTATAAAGATATGGCTGAGTTTCTTGGATCACGCCGCACAACAGAAGACACTATCAAAGAATACTTTGGAACTCTTCTGGGTGGCTCTAAGAAAGAGGGTAAGCTGTCACGCACTGGTGAACGGGCTCTAGAGGTTCTTCACGAACAACCTGGTGCTGAGTTTGCTGAAGGATCGTGGTGGTCTGCTTTCAACGCAGTAACATATCTGGCTGATCACGAAATGGGTCGGGCTGCTGACACTCGTATGCAGTCATCATGGTATGGTGCTAACCAACGGCTCAAGGTAAAGGCTCTTGAGACAGCATTAGATATGGCTGACGCCTAAATAAACGGGGTGGCTTCTGTCACCCCTTTCTTACAAAGGAGAGACTATGCGATACTTACATCTAGCCATACTGGCTTCAACGCTAACTCTCACGCCTCATAGCATTGAGGCTCTTGTAGTCTTGATGCTAATCTACTCTGTAACATTCTATTATCTATGCGGTAAGTTACTTCTAGGGCTTGTTGAGTCTAATGTAAAGACCGATGGATTACATGAATCGATCCAGTCAGTGGTTCTCTTTATAACATCAATGTTCACTCTTTATCTGATGGAATATGAGTATGTGGCTATTTTCATACTGCCCTTTGTGGTTCTCAATATAGTTACTACAATAATGTCAGGTCTTGTGATATCTGGTTATATATCTGTGGAGTATGAGGAAGACGAAGAAGACATATAAGCTATACAAAACTTGTTCTAAGAAGAAAGGGTGTCTTTGACACTCTTTTTTTTATAAATACGACGAACAAGTTATTGCGTGGGAGCATCTTATGTCTATAGAAATGAGTGAAGATTCAAAATTCACTATACCTTTAAAGAATTTGATAGCACTTCTTGTAGCTGTTGGTCTAACAGCTACGGGCTATTTCAACTTGACAGAACGGGTTACGTTCAACGAACATCGTAGCGAGATATTGACGAATCAAATTGAGGATATTGAAGTCAGTGTTGGCAACTTTATTCCTCGTGAATTAGTGATGGGCGCTCTTGCTCGACAGCGAGATATTGAACTAGAGATGGCTAGGTTACAATCTAAACTGGATCATCTTGAGGGAGTGTTGAGTGAACACGCCAGTAGCGATTATAATCATTACGAACCATAATTAGGGGTTGACAGGTGTATCATAATGGTGTATAATAATATTAACACTTTGCAATACTAATAAGGATACACTAATATGATAAAAGCATTATTGATGAGTCTTGTAATAAACTTGTATGGTCCACCAGTATTTATATCTGAACTCACACATAAAGACAAGCAAGAAGGTCTCAGATGGGAGAAGGTATGTTTAGCAGTCAATAGTTATCATGAAGCAAAGAATCAATCAGTAGCTGGTCAATTAGCTGTTATGTATGTAGTATTGAATAGAGTGGATGATAAGAGATATCCTAATACTATATGTGGAGTAATAAAGCAAGGTAATAAGAAGAGTTGTGCCTTTAGTTGGCACTGTGATGGTAAGTCTGATCATATTAGTAATAGTAAGCTATATGCAGATTTATACATACTAGCTACAATGGTTATAGATAGTGCGATACCTAAGATAGATATTACAGAGGGTGCTACGCACTATCACGCAGACTATGTGACTCCATACTGGGCAGACAGTCTTGAGAAAGTGACTCAGATAGATTCACATATCTTTTATAAGTGGAACTAGTATAAATAAGAATAAAGGAATACCCGATGAAGTCTTTTACAAAACATATCATTGAAACACAGGAAGATGATGATCTATATGTGTTTGAATCATTGTCTGAGTCGTATAATAGTATTATGGAGGCTCTTATTACATTTGGTGGTAAAGCGTACCCATCATCTGGTCATGTTGTTATTCTTGCTGGTGGTGCTGGTTCGGGTAAGGGGTTTGTCAAGGACAAGTTACTAGGTCTTGAGGGTAAGGTCTTTGATGTTGATGAACTCAAGATGATGGCTGCGAAGTCGCCTAAGATTGTATCGAAGGTCAAGAGTGAGACTGGTACCGACTTAGCTGCTCTTGCGAGTAATATGCGTGATCCTAATAATGTAGGAAAGATGCATGATATTATAGCTGATGTTCTCAATCTACCAAATAGGAAACAGGCTGCGTTCTATGCGTCTGTTCTTGCTGCGCCTGCTGATCGTAAGCCAAACATTATCTTTGATAGCACGTTGAAGGACTTGAATAAGTTATCTAACATTACAAGACAGGTATCTGCGATAGGATATAAGAAAGAGAACATTCACATTGTTTGGACTGTCAATGATATTGAGGTTGCTAAGGTTCAGAATAAGATGAGACCACGGCAAGTGCCTGTTGAAATACTTATTGGGACGCATCGTGGTGCTTCACAGACTATGCTTGACATAATAAAAATGGGAACTGGGTTGACAAAGTATATGGATGGTGCTATAGTGTTAGCGTTCAATAAGGTAGGAGTTGATACAAAGGTATTGGGATCTGATAAGGGTGGTTCGTATATAGTTGATGCTAACTATGTTTACATCAAGCAACCAGGAAAGACTGTCAGTCCTATCAATAAGATAAGTAAAGATATTAGAGCGAAGATTTCATCATACGTTCCCAAGAATTTGGACTGGGTATAATAATTATATAGGAGATATCATATGCCTACTGACTACACGCTATCAGAGTTGAAAAAGTTATTCTCAGAAAAAGGTATAGAATATTTCGTAAGTAGTAGTAGTGGTGGCATAGCAGAGATACGGTTTATAGTCAGGGACAGTGCGTGATAACGCCGTGTGTGGCTGTGTGTAGAATAGAGAAGGGTTTGTGTATTGGTTGTAAGAGAACTAAAGAAGAGATAACTTACTGGAGCCAATACTCATCAGAAGATAGACTGAACATTATGAGGAGATTAGGTTATGGAACAAAAAGATCGGGACGAGAGGAAAACCTTAGGGCATATTATAAAGGTTGAGGAGCCGTGGTTGCCGATACTACCTTACTTGAATATACCTCTTACAGTTGTTACAATTATTATGCTTCTTGTGGGTGCGCCAGGTTCTTGGGTAATTACGGCGTGTGTGATCAATCTTATTTCAGCAATATGTGTAGAGTTTTACTTGAACTCATTGGATAAAGATGAACTGGATTGAAATAGACAAAACTATAAACGGGCTTCTTGCTACAGGTTCTAATGTAGAGAAAGTAATGAGTGACACTCAAAAGATGTTCAAGTGGAACGAGAGCCAAGCAGAGGCTGCGGTCCGACCACTCGCAAAAAACTTTACAAAAAAGAAAAAGAAAAGGGTTGACAAGAAGCGTTGATTCGTGTATAATATAAATATTATCGTAACGATGAAGTGACGCAAAACTGATAGGACCCGGGTGCGATACCCGGCAGCTCCACCAAATATACGCCACACCGTATATTTTTACTTTATACGCTAGAGCGTATATTTGATGGGGCTGATAATAGAATCGACTAGCAGCGTAGTGGAGTGGAGTTACCGTGTTGACCTACGTTATTCGGTCAAAACTACAAACGCAAATTCAAACTTTGCACCATCTAAGTTCGCTCTAGCAGCGTAACCAAGGGCGCCCGAGGAGAGCGTAGCAACAGAATCTCCTCACTCATATAATGGAGATAGAATATTGACAACTAAAACGCAGGCTATTCTAACCGAAATAGAAAACTATATAAATGAGGATGTAACAATAATTGACGCACTATGTTATTACGCTGAGAAGTATAATCTTGAAATAGAGTTATTGGGTGAGATTGTGAAGAGATCGCCTGTGCTTCGTGCGAGAGTAGAGCAAGAGGCTGAGGTGTTGAATCTAATGGAAGCAACAGCGAGATTGCCTGTATGAGTATCTACAACTCGAAAGATGCTTATAACCTTTATATCTATTACCTAGCTATAAAGAGACACTTTACTTCGGAGTCTTATGACTTCTTCAAGTATAACGGTAAGGTAAATGCTAATCCAACATCATTCGAGACACGAAAAGATAAATTCTTTTTTTACACTCTTTCGAAAAAGGAAGATGGTAGGGGTATGATACTCGCTAATGTTATGAATGATCCAAATATTTGGATTGGTGAAATAGAGAGTGATAAGTGTCGAGAGATATATCAAGACTGGAACAAGCGAAAGCAGATGTTGACGTATGCCTTTCAAGAGGAGTTGAATGAACTTGACGATGACTTCAATAGTAACATAGTTGTTACCGATGGTCAGCATCCAAAACTATTGAAAGAGTTCACTCGCCGTAGAATAGGTGTAGAGACTGTTATCATTCTTGACGAACTTGTGGATTGTTTTCGTTACTGGGACAAGCATATCACAGACACGATAGTATATCCTTCAACAAAAACTTTTTGTAAGAAGATGAGACCATTTATCAAGTTTGATCTTGAAAAGATGAGAAAGGTGGTGATAAACAAATATAAATAAAGTGCTTGACATAGTTGAGCAAATATGATATAATAACAATATACAACGCAACATAAAGCGATACATCGCATACTAGGAGACACTATGACTAATTCTTTCGCAGCACTCAAGCAATCCCGCACATCTTCGTTTGACAAGTTGAACAGCCAACTTCAGAAGATGAACTCAGGCGGCTATTCAAACGATGACGATCAATACTGGAAACCTGATGTGGATAAAGCAGGTAACGGTTACGCCGTAATTCGTTTTCTTCCAGCACCAGAGGGCGAAGATATGCCTTTTGTTCGTATGTGGAATCACGGCTTCAAAGGCGTAGGTGGCTGGTACATCGAAAACTCACTTACAACTATTGGTCAAGATGACCCAGTATCAGAGTATAACAGTGAACTCTGGAACTCAGGTATCGAAGCCAATAAAGAGATTGTTCGCAAGCAGAAGCGCCGTCTTTCGTATATCTCTAATATTCTTGTGGTAAAAGACCCATCTAATCCACAGAACGAAGGTCAAGTATTCTTGTATAAGTATGGCAAGAAAATCTTTGATAAACTAAATGATGTTATGAATCCTCAGTTTCCAGATGAGAAGCCAGTCAATCCATTTGACTTCTGGGAGGGCGCAGACTTCAATCTAAAGATTCGTCAAGTCGAAGGTTATCGTAACTATGACAAGTCAGAGTTCTCATCACCATCTGCTATCACAGGCGATGATGAAGCATTAGAGGTGATGTGGAAAAAACAACACTCACTTCAAGAAATCGTCGATCCTAAAAACTTCAAGTCTTACTCAGAACTTAAAGCAAAACTTTACAAAGTTCTAGGTCTTGATGGCGGTAATCACGCACCCACAAAAACCGCTGAGGACGACGAACCAGCGATGGACTTCACTCCAAAGTTTAAAGAGACATCCTCTCCGACTTTGAGTGAGGCTCCATCGCCCAAGACAGCAACCGCTGTAGGTGAAGATGACGATGATACGCTAGACTTCTTCAAGAGTTTAGCAGACGATTGATAACAGAGGAGCCCTCCGGGGCTCCTCACTACCTAGCCCCATTCACTGGATTAGGTGATGTACTAATACCACCACCCGAAGAAATTGAGACCACTGAATTACTCGGATAGTTATATTGTCTTTGATCATTAGTGTTCACAGATCGATCAATACTATTATAATTAACTATATTTCCTTTGCCACCTGTAGCCGCTGAACCATTCTTCAGCGCTTCTGTGCTAG